GCTGTTACTGGAAACAGCAATACGGTGAACGGAGTCACTAGCACATGGACTGGTTTGGATTTACAAAACAAGCCCAACTGGTCGTTGCAAACACCTGGTGGCGCTTTCACGTTCACAGAGACCTACCAAGGTGCAGGTCTATCGAACCACACGGTGATCGAAAGAACCACCGAGATTCAAAGCGTCACAGAAACCACGTCTATCTTTACGCAATAGGTTGTGCCACCTTATTTTCTTCTCCGGCTTACAGCAATACTGTCGGTGGTGTTAGTGCAACTGCTAATCCTATTGCTAACAGTAGCGGTTCAGTTACAAACCAGGCAATCCAGGTTTTACAAGGACCCTACATCACCAACACTTATTCAAATGGAATCAGCTGCCAGGGACCAACGCTGAACGTTACTCCCTTTGTAACAGCAGGTAGTTCTTGGCAAGTTCCATATGAATCACACTATATGGATAATGTGTATGACATGCGGGCAGATGATGATGGAAATCTGCTAAATCCGGGAGATGTTTTGTACCAAGTCCCTGTGCGCACTGGGCAAAAGAATTCGAATAACGTTAATTTTGGCCTGTCTGCCACGCTATCTATTCCTTTGGATGGTGGATTACAGGAGCGTTGTAAGACAGCAGTGGATACTCAGACTGCAATACAGCAACAAATATTGGCTACAAAAAGATTAGATTTTGAGATCGGAAGATTAAAACATTGTGGAAATTTAATGAAGGAAGGTATTATGTTTCATCCCAAATCACGGTATTTCAAGGTGTGTGAGGATGTAATCCTGGTTAATCCACCAGGACATCTTCCACAGCATACACATTCAATTCCTATTTCTTCAGAGCCCGCCGTAAAGCAAGAATCGCACGGTTCCGATCACGTTGAGCAAGAACACGTTCACGCACCGATTCAGTCTTCGTCTTCTTCCCAAGTGCGTCAAGCAATTTCTTCTGGGCCTTCTTCACAGTCGGCTTTATCAGTTTTAGAAGCAAGTCGGCAAGCGGCTTTGCTAATAGAGCAGAGGAAGTCGCAACAATCGCAATAGCTGCTGTAGTAGTTGTTGTAGGTAAGTCAGGTAAATAATCGGTAAGTTCTAACTTTTCTTTCGGCTTAATTTCTTCAACTTTTTTTGGTTGCTCCTCGCAGTTTTCCGTGCATTCCTCTTCGTCGTTACTGGGTGCAGGGGGCTTAAAACCCGCTCCAGGACTAGGTAGTTGGCTAGGGACCGCAGGTGTTTCGGTAGGAGGAGATGTTGGTGTATTGGGGACGCCAGGGATGGTTGTGTATATTAATTGCTCTGGGTTGTAGTCGATTGGATTGTATGAAGGTACTCCTGCATCACAAAATACTTTTACACCGTTGCTGTCATCTTTAAAGATCGTGGATGACTTATTGTTCTGTTCATGTGCTTCAACACAACCAGGTATATTGATAATCGGTAGGCCGATCTCTAGAGTTACTGGTGGTGCATGAGGAATATTTAACGGTGCAATTTGTGTCCAAGAGTGGACATCAGGAATTTGCACAATCCGTATGGATCGTATCCCAATGTCCGGAATATTGATCACGGTGTTGTGAAAGGAATCGCAGGGCCGGTTTCCTTGGGCAGCGCATCAAGTTGTCCTTGATGTTGGGTGTCCATTTCTGGTTTGATTTTATCAGTAAACAAAGAGTCCATGTTGCCTGTAAGAGCTTTGGTTTGTTTGCTGAGTTGTTCAGTCATTTGACCACTCAATGTTTTCATTAGAGCGTCTTTCTGTTGCTGAATGATTGCATCACGATTGAAGTAAACGTAACCAATCAAGGCGTTGGGTGCCAAGGCAAGGACGGTAATTAGGATTTTAAAAACCATGGTTTTAAATAAATACTTAACAAGCCATGAGAACACACGGCACGCAATAGCTGCCATCGGAATAAGTTGTTGAGACAGTAGTGCTCGTCACTTTGGCGATGGTTTTAGAACGTACGATGTCATCATCCTGCGGTTTTGCTGTTCCATCACCGGCTGACATCAACAGATCACCGCGTGCAACGGTGGTGCCCTGAGCGATACGGATAACAAAATCACCCGTCATTGCGCAGTAAAAGTCGTTGGTGTAGGTGTCATCGTCATCGTCCCATCCTTGGAAAACGCCAGAAACATTGGCATCACCTTCGACATCGCTGACTTTCATGCGGTTCAGCTGCTCGTTGTTTTCTTCTCCCCACTCGCACATCTCATTAAGGTTGCTCAGCACAGAGCCACGTAAAATTTCAATGCGTGCTGCACCTCCTGCAAGTTGTGACCAACGGGACAAGTGACCACCGTTGTATGAAACAGTACTACCAGAAACAGAGATATCCCCTTCAGTACTATTAGCGTGACGGAATTGAATTAGTTGCCCTTCATCACCAAGGCGATTTACGACCTGTGGAATATGATCTTCTGACGTACAAACTACGGCATAATCATTATTTCCGGTTCTAAATTCAGGGCCTCTACTAGATACACCGGCGCTTGATTTCCCAACCATCAACCGTCCGTCGCGATCAATTCGCATCCGCTCCGACAGGGCATTTGACCCGTCAGGGGTAGTCGAAAACTTTAATAACCCAGGCATATCGTTTGCACCTGGGTCTCCGGCCACCAAACAAGAAATTTGTGCCGCCCTAATTAGATGAGTGCCATCAGCACCTTCAAAATTGATGTGCCCAATAGTGTCACCATTGTTGACACGAGTCGTCGAATTCGCTGATCCTCCTCTAGATTTACCTAAAACAAGGTGAGCTGGACCGTCGTTATCTGAGTTTCTAACAATAGCTAAGGTGGTTGTATCTTGCGTAGTTCCTTCTAAAAAGAAATGTCCTGAGTCGCTGCCATCATTAAGGTGTGCGCGTGCAGAAGTCGTACCAAGTAACAACCGCCCAGCCCTATCAATACGCATCCGCTCGGTTAATGTGCCACTGGTCTCAGCCCTGGTGTCAAATTTCAAGTAACCACCGTCACCAGTTCCGCTGCCTTGGAATGCACCTACGATTCTCGCAAGACCGTTATTGCTTGTTGTGCCAGTAAAAACTAAACCTGCTCCAACATTAGCGCCAACTGCTTGAGCATTATTTAGCCATTGAACTTCTTCTACTCCAGCGCTACTGCTGGAAACGTGGAGTCTTTTTGAGGGCGACGAAACACCAATACCAACGTTGCCTGAGCTGTCGATACGCATGCGCTCTGTCGGGCTACTACCAGCGTCTGCAGTAGTCGAGAACACTAGGCGGGTTGGTTTGTCATTGTTGGCGTGATCAAGGTCGGCAGTTGCAGTAATCTCTGCACATTGTTGATAAGAGCCGCCGTCATTTCCAAAAAACTTTATAGAGCCAAGAGCATTTCCTGCACTGATCGTTGTGTCGTTTCGCCCAAAGCTTAAAACAGCGGTTGATGTGTCTACTATTTCTAAACTTGGAGAATTGTCACTATTGATTGCAGAAGACGTCCCAATCAGCAACCGCCCCGAGGTGTCGATTCTCATCGACTCTGTATCCGATCTTGAGAAAAATCGAATATCTCGGTTCGTAGTTGTGGACCGGCTTGCAACAATATCTAGCTCAAAACTACCACTTGTTGCTTTCTCGATGTAAGCAGTAGCTCCAACTGAAGTAAAATTGCCAAAAAATACTTTACCATCGCTCCCGACGCGCATTCGCTCCGCCGGGCTGCTACCAGAATCTGCCGTGGTAGAAAATACAAGCCGTGAAGGTTTATCGTCATTCGCGTGGTCTCCATCTGCTTCTGCAATAACTTCGGCGCACATTTGATACGAACCGCCGTCATTGCCGTAAAACCTTATTGCTCCAAGATCGTTTCCTGCGCTGATAGACGAGTCATCGCGCCCAAGAGCAATGATGGCTGTACTGGTGTTTACTACTTGAAGGCTTGAAGTGGCTCCCGAATCAACTGCGCTGGTCGTTCCAACCAACAACCGCCCCGAGCTGTCGATACGCATCCGCTCATTACCGGATGTTGTAACGGCAATAGCGTTAGCAGCGGGGCTGTATAGGCCTGTATCTACATCCCCGGTTATAGACAGTGAGGGCGTAGCGGCACTGCCTGATGCAATGGTGATTACACCAGTGACATTGACATTAGGGAAACCAAAATCAAACCCGCTCGCAATTGATGCAGGAGTTACGGTACCGTCACTTGGGGTCCCAACGGACTGCGCATCACCAAGGACAGTAGCAAAGAAGGTTGTACCAGAAACTGGTGGGGTTGTAAACGTAATACCAGAGCCCGAGATGGTGTAATCCACTCCGGGCTGCTGGATAACGCCACCTAGTGACAATAAAACGTTTTGGGCAAGGCCTGGGTTTACGCCTTGAACACCACCAGCGGTGGACATTGTGAATCCACTGGTCGTCCCATTAAACCCTCCTGAAATTTGATCCAGGAGGATATAACGACCGACTACCGGTTGCTGTCCAATGTAGGCCATTTAGATATAGGAACTTATTTATATGTTCCTATTTTACTTCACTCGGCTTCCGGGGTGACTACTTCAGGGGCTGCTTCATCATCAAGAAGTTCCCGAAGAGTTTGTGCAGCACCTTGAAGGGCAATGGCTTTTTCTTTGGCTACTTCCATCACTTTGGCAGCATTGTTGTACTCCTCAACGGTTGCTTGCAGTTCTGCAACGGTGGAGTCAAACTTTTCCTGAACAGAGGCCATGGTAGTGGATAAGGACTGAACAAATTATAGGTTAATTATCAAGCCCAGGGTAATGCCTTGGATTCAATAGGGGGATTTTTTTGCTTAGCGATGTTGTTCGCTAAGCCACTTTCGATAGCTGTTACTTCATCAGTTCCAATAGCACCCTTGGCCCAATCGATAGCACCAGAAAGAGTGATGTCTGCAAAAGCAGTGTAGTCAGAAGCATCTGGAGCTTCCAGACCGACGGAACCATAAGAGGAAGCGGTGTAGGTGGTTTCAACACCATCAACGGTGACAGTTTCTTCAGCAGAAACAGTCCAATGTACAGTTTTCACTACATCAGTGAGAGAACCTTCTGTTGGCGCGGAATCTAAAGTCCCAACGTTCCAGGTGGTGGTTACAGCCATTTTAAAATCCTTTTGTTTTTATTTTATCAAGCACTGATTCCAAATTCAATTATTCGGTTTCAGTCAGCAGGATCAGGTGTGTTGCCTTCAGCAACCCAATCAAGATACTCTTGATAATCCCTATTGTCTTCGCAATATGGAATAGAAGTGTTGTCATGTACCCGAAAAATGCAGGCATTTTCACCGCGATAGTTAACAACCAGTTTGTAAGGCTTAGTCATAATTAAAGTTCTGCATCGAATTCAAAGAAGCCATTGGCAACATCTATTGTTAACATACTGGCAAATCCTTTTGTGCGAGACGTTGGTGAAGTAGCTTCAATGATAGCTATGTCTGTGCTCGGAGTGCCAAAAAGAGTTGGAGCGGAATCTGGTTGTTCATCAAAAGGTTCAAGGTCAAAATCACTCGTTTGGCTAATAGCAAACGATGGTGCGGCTCTCATTGTTTTTTGGAAGGGGAATGCATGAGCACATTGTGTGTCACTGTTGAAAATTCCGTTTATCCCTGTTGTAAAAGCAGAACCAGTAGTATTGGTATATCGTTGGAAGTAACGCTTGCACTTATCTAAATCATCACCGAAAGTTCTGTGCTCAAACGGTGTTGCCTGATCACCGACCTCCAGCTGGACGCCCGTCAAAAAGAAATCATTAGCAGTGTTATTAAAGAAATTGACTTGATTAGATGTTGCCGGGTTTCCAATGTTTGTCGCCCATTGGTTAGCTGTAGCATTATCCCTATCTGTACCTGCCGCAAGCATCCACCCGACTCTTAAACCTGCATTAGCGTTGTCATCAAATTCAGCGCTTGCGTCCCCTGGAACAGAATGAGTGACGTGTAACCAAGTGTCTGCTTCAAGTGTATATTCAAAAGTATAGTATCTGCTAGTAACGTCCTCTTGTCTTAAGTGACAACAGTAAGTTCCAGCTAATGACGATCTTGCCCAGAACGATAAAGTCAAACGGCTATTTGTATTTGTAAAGTCCCACCCGCTATTTCTTATGTCCTGTGCTTCAATAAACTGAAAAACAACAATGTAATGATTAGCAGCAAGTGAAGTATCAGCTGTTGTTACATCTACGTGATAAGAATGACTGAAACTACCTTGAGTAAGAGTAGGTGTTGTAGTACTTTGGTTGATTGTACAAACACCTCCAGCAGAGTTAGCAAAATGTATTCCAAAGCGATCAATAGTGTTGTAGCCTTCGCTCGCACTATCAGCAACGTTTGCTTGAGTTGTCCCACGCTGCGCTACGTTCATCGCACCATTGATGATCAGGTTGCGATTGCTCAACGGACCAGCATCTGGATACTGGACCCCATTAACTGTTAAGTTATCAGTAACAGCAACAGTTCCATCACTACTGATACGCAGTTGCTCGGTTACTGTCGCTGCACCGTCTGCTGTGGTACTAAATGTAAGACGGCTTGGATTATCTCCAGCTGCATGATCACCATCTGCAGCAGCTTGTATAGAAGCATGAATTGTTGGAGTGTTAGACGTTGTATCTGTGCCGTACCAATGAATGCCGCCAAAAATGTTACCGTTAGTTATAGAAGTATCAGATCTAACTAATCCAATAGAAACAGGGTTGTTTGTTGCTGATACTTGCAGCAGAGAAGCAGTAGATTCTGATGGGGGTACTGCGGTAGCTGCGGCAGTCGTTCCAATCAACAACCGCCCCGAGCTATCGATACGCATCCGCTCAGCTGCCGCGTTATTCAAAACAGGAGCGAAAGTTATTGCTACGTCCTTATCAGCATTTGCCGTAAAGTCTGCGTTTTCTTTAACAACAGAAATTTCTGCTCCATTTGCCCGAACGTCGGGCGTCATGACTAAAGCAGCAGTTTGAGTCGTTGTATTACCTTGATCAAGGTTAAAAAGTTTAATTTCAGCTGCATCACCATCTTGGTTATCTCGCACATCCAAGATAGACGTTGGTGCCGTTACACCAATGCCAACATTGCCTTCTGAATAGGTGAGAACATTGGAGTCTCCCGTTACCCACTGACCTGCAGGATCAGCTACCCATTCAAGGTTTAAATTAGAATCAAGCGCAAGAACCTGACCATTGGTTCCACCGGTGGCACTAAGCTTCGATGCTGTTACAGCCTGGTCATTAATATTACCAGTTTCAACAGCAAAAGAATTGATGACGTTACCGATATAAGGCATGATCAGATGTTGTTGTCTTGGGAATTCAGCATGTATGAAACGGTGACATCAACGGCGTTACCGGTACCGGCATATGCTCGGATGACATCTTCTGACTCGACAATTACTTTATTGCCAGTCAAAAATTCAAGCGAAGATTGATTGGGAACGACACCAGATGTCACCAAGGAACCAGTAACACTGGCACCGGACTTAACCAATTCAACAGTTACGTTCTGTGCGTTGGCACTGGTGTTAGAAGCCAAAACACTTAACAAAACACCATAGGTATTGGCAGGGACACCACTTGAGTTTGTAGTGCCGGTAATAACGGGAGTGACATTGCCTGACCCGCTACCGATACTCTGCCTAACAACCGAAATGAAACGGGCCATTTATTTATAGATACAGATCACAGTTTCCTTAATTATAAGGCTTTTAACCAAGGGCAATTGCAAACACAATTGAGTTCTCTTCTGAGATTGCAGTAGTAGCAACATTGGCACCACTAATCTGCAGCGTGGTCCCAAAAAGACCGCTTGTTCCAGTAATTGTCACGCCTGACGCTTGTACAGAGAAGACACCACTGGCAAAGTTTGCGGTTGTTCCTGTAACAGTCGTTCCTGTGACGGTGGTAAAGCCTGCGGTACCACCCGTAAGTGTTGTGAATTGGCCCGTATTACCAGTGACGGTGGCTCCGGAAAGTAAGGTTGTATAAACGCCAGTTACTGCATTGACTGTCGTACCTGTAATCGTGGTGCCCGTAACACTGGTCGCAAAGTTACCACCGACAAACTGTGCAGATGTACCGGTAACAGTGGTACCTGTAACAGTCGTAAAACCTGCTGCTCCACCAGTGACATTGGTAAACTGGCCTGTATTACCAGTGACAGTTGCCCCGGAAACAGTGGTGGTACCAACAACAGTGACACCAGTGATATTGGTGAACTGCGCATTGGTTCCAGTGACGGTTGTTCCGCTTAGAGTTCCTGTAACGTTGACGCCTGACGCGAAGCTAGCGTCCCCATCAACCTCTAAATCACCGGAAACGGTAAGGCTGCCAGTAATTGTATGAACATTGACGAAAAGGTTTCCGAAGGTACCTGTAGCAAAATTTGCGTTAGTACCTGTAACGGTTGCACCAGTAAGGGTGGTGACGCCAGCAGTGCCGCCGGTGATAGTGGTGGCTTGCAGGGTGTTGCCGGTAACGGTCGCGCCAGACAGCAGGGTGGTGTAAACACCAGTAACAGCGTTGACTGTGGTGCCGGTAACTGTAGTTCCAGTGACAGTCGTAAAGCCTGCAGCCGTGCCTGTAAAGGTGACACCACTGACCTCACCCGTGATGTGAACACCTGAGGAAAAGAAGCCGGAACCTTCGGCAATAAATGTGCCTTTGACGTCTGCGTCTCCGGTAACCGTTAATTCTTCACGGATAACACCCGTGGTGAAGTTAGCGGTGATCGCATTGATCGAAGTGAAGTTG